AGTTCTGGTTCAAGAACTTTGATTTCTTCATTGATGTATGAGACCAATAGTTCGGAGGTATTATTCGAGGCTCCTCCCCATCCAGTCCCACGTGCTGTTACTGCCATAGTGTGTCTCCTTGTTTCAGATTAGTTACAACCTTAGAATTTGTGACAACCCCCCGCTTTCTGCTTCGGCTTGTATAAGCGCTGCCTTACGTTCTTCCTGTGTCATTTCTGCAAAGCTCTTTTCTCCTCCAACTTTAGTGGTGTTGCTTGCGCTTCCACCAGCTGGGCTTTCTACTTCAGGTGCAGGAGTGGCGAATTTACCCTCTCTGGCAAGAATGGCAATAGCAGCGTCTTCTACGTCATATCCCGCCATTACCTTCTCCCTGATTTGTTCTTGATACTCTCCAGCAGAGCTGTATTTAGAAGTTACTTGTGCAAAGTTCTTATAAAAGTCTACTTCTTTTGCTAAGGTAGTTTTTTCATTCTCCAGCTGCTCCTTAGCTCTAGCGAGTTCGTCTCGTTCTTCTGAGGTTAACTTAACTTTCTCTGAAAGGTTTTTAATTCTTAATTCTGTCTTGTTTATCTGCTCTTGATTTTCATCAAGGTCGTAGTCTTCATCAGCCATAGTTTTCTCCATTAAGCCAAGAGGCGAGCTTGGCATTAAGATTTTAGCCTTTAATTCATTGCCCTTACTCGGCTACTGTAAGAGCAAGAGGTCTAGCTTAACTTAAAGCGAGCTAGGTGCTTTTCCGAACACTCATACGAGTCACATACCACCACCAGCTTGTTCGGATTATCTGGGTGTTGGTGGACGTTCATTGTTGACTTATAAAGTACATCATTCGGGTCTTTAGACTCATCACAGTAAGAACAGCGAAGCAAACCAACGTCTTTAAAGTGAGGACAAAGTGTATATTGGACTTGGGACGGCTGGTTTGGGTCAATTACTCCACAAAACTCACATACACCACCTCTCACTTCTGGATAGCGATATGTATACGGTACTGATAACCCCCCCTGTCTTTCGATGTACTTCTGCGGTTGTGCAGTTGTAGCGTTACTCATTTAACTTTCTCCTTAAACCAGACAGTTCATTCCTATGCTCTTCGGCTGTTTTATCAAGGTCTAATTTCTCAGCCCTTGTAATTTGTCCTTGTAGCCTAAAAATCTCTGTCGGGTCTTTCTCTGTCTTTAGTTGATTGATTAGTTTCGACAAGTCCTCATCAAACTTCCTCTTAATGATTATCCAATAGTTGGAAGCTCGTATATGGTCTAAAGCGTCTATTAGCTTTACTAACTCCTCCTCACGCTGTCTTAATGCGGGCTTTATATCTGTACTGTCCAAGACATCCTCAATTGTGAACTTGGAGTTATTCATGGTTAGTTGTTGCCTGACTGACTATTGGTCATTACTTGTACTCTTACGCCGCCATTTGCCATTCCAGCAGTTGCGTAAGTTAGCTGTATTCTGCCTAGCGGGCTAAGAATTGGTAAGCCTGATTCTGCACCAGTACCAAGCGTTGAAGCTCCTGCTCGTCCAATTGCGCCACTGTTAGAAATAGTAGCTGCGGTAATCCATTCTGCGGTTACAGCGTTTACTGCGGATACTACGCTAGTTCTAGCTACGTCATACCAGGTAGTGCCACCGTCATCAGTTGTTTGTAGTACAGCTGATACTCCACCGCCTGTAGTAGCGACAGATGATAGTTTTACAACTACGTTGTCTACGTCTTGCGGAAGTGTAAAAGTATAGGTGGTAGAAGCCACCGAGCTTGCAGAGTGTGTTTCGTCTAGCACACCCTTTAATGGAAGTCTTATTGCCATAATTATTTATCCTTTCTTATTTACTTGATTTAGAATTGAAGAAATGCTTTTCAGCGTAAGTATTCAAACGGGCTTTAGTTCCCTTGCCGTCGTAGGCTTTCTTAGCTGGCATATCCTTCATGTTTTTTGTGTGTTTTGCCCACTCGTCAGCCATTCCTGGCTTATTAGCATGCATCCACTTCATTTGTGCTTGAGATTTAAAAGGCATATTACTAATTCTTAGTTAAAACTGCGCCACCAGTACGCTACCTACTCCAACGCTCTTGGTTGCTACGTTTGCAAACAAACCCTCCGACGTGTTCAAACCCACAATACTTGGCGTACCTTGATTATTCATGTTTGGTAGCCCGATGGTAGCTCTTGGTACTACAAACAGTCTTGTAGTGTTGGCTGGTATGAAATTGTCAAAGTTCGCTGTGCCACCTGCGCTTATTACGCTGGTAGCTTGGCCTGTAGCCCATTTAATCACTGCACCAGTGGTCACTGCGCTTACTTCTAGTACGGTTGTATTAGCAGTAAGGGCTGTAACAGATGAAGTAGAAGCATTATCTCTAGCAGTAACTCCTATTGCACTTGCAGAAGGTGGAAATCCATCCATTAAGTTTCCGTTTCGGTCAACAGGAATTGGTCTGGCATAAGTCATGCTCATAGATTATTTACCTTTCTTATTACTTCATTGAGCTTGTCAACCAACCTATTCAGGTCTTCCCTGCCTAGGTCAAGCCCTAACTCCAATATTCCATCCTTATAAACTATCTTTACGTCTGCTGTGGTGTCTACTACTTCATCTTTAAATTCAATATTAGTTTCTTTCTTTATTCTTGGCATATTACTTATTATTACTGACTTGATTATTGTTTGGATTAAACTCCTGAGCTAAGGGAGTAGCTGAAGATTGAGGATTGCGTTTTTCTGCACCTACGTTAATGGACTGTGGCTTGTTCTGCTGTGGTTGCATTTGTTGTGGTTGCATACCTTGAGCTTGCATTTGTGCTTGCAACATTTGCTGTGCTTTCTGTTCTGCTAACATCCGTTCGTGCATTTCTATGTGAAACCACATTGCCCATGTCTTTGGCATTAACATTTGGTGGATGTAAATGTGCGTGGTGTGGTCGTCCGTTGGTTGTGGTTCTATAAACTCATTTTCTGCCAGTCTTTCGTTTTCGGCTTCAGCGTTAAGTTCGTCTATTGTCTTGGGTAGCATCACATCTATCAAACTTGGGTCGTCTAGGAACTTAGGGAAAAATACGTGCTTATTGAAGTTCCTTATTCCGTCTGGTGGCATTGTCTGCATTAACGCTGGGTAGAGTTGCATTAAGTCTCGTCTTGTCACCAATTCTTTATATTCAGCTTCTTTTGCGGAATAGACTATAACGCTTGGTGGGAAGTCTGTGTTAAAGTCTGACAAGTCTATTGTTTTTGTAGTTATACCCTTAACGCCTACAATGTTAGCCATCTTCTCCTTTAAGGCTGGGCCGTGCTTAGCATATCTGTGAAACCAGTGTGACCAAAAGTCTGCTTCTCCGAACTGCATTATCTTACTCTGTAAACTCTGTGCCATGTCGTTTAGCTGTTGGTCTATGGCCGCTTCTGTTGCTGTGTTTGAGGTCTTGTTCTTTTGAGGCTGTAGGACTACTCCAGTACCTATCGGTGCGTTAGCTTCTTGCTGAAGCATTGAGATGAAGTTAGTCAGTTCAGGGGTCAGTGGTTCTTGCGTGTTTAGCGGTACTACTGCTGTAGTTATGTCATCTACTGGTATGTGCTGGTTTATCTGTCTTGAGAATAACTGTGTTACATCTCTTACCTTGTCAGGGTTGTACATGTAAATCGGATTGGCTTTGTCTTTAGCAGCTATGTAAGCAAGGTTTAACAGTACGCTCTTTGCTCTATGCTTATCCTCTAGCAAGTCAGCTATGCCAAAGTTTATTGAGCTGTGTGGCTCTCTAAAGCTCTCTTTTACCACTATCGGCCATTTAGAGCCTTTTTTCTTTGTTCCGTCTCCGTAGTCTAGGTCATCTAATTGCAGCTTTTCGTCCCACAATACTTTTTGCATTGACCTATCCACCCAATACACATGCTTATCTCCGTCATCATCGTACCCATAGAACTCAAGTATCTGGTAAATATCCCCACCCTGTGAGTCCATTGGTGGCTCTGTGGCTTTCTTGGCTTGGTCTCTTAACGCCTTGTAATTCCACAGTCTTTCCTCTACACCGCTTTGTATCTCGTTTGGGTCTTTAATTCCTTTAATCGTTCCATTATTTATGAGTCGTTTAATCTCATGCTTGGGCTTAATTAACCATTTCCAGTAATAACGCCAGTCTTGGACTTCTTCAAAGAATGGGTCATAACCAAACACTAAGGGGTTAATTACATGAGGCTTCATTATCTTGCGCCTTTTATCAAACCTTAGTGTCTCCATGTAACCTCTGTTAAAGAACAGAGCATCCCATGCCCAATCATAGTCCAGCTTAGCTTTATCCATTTCCTGATAATCGGATTGTGCAAGTATGTTGTATGAGTCAAGTTTGTTCTGTGTTATGCCTTGTGAGGGCGTGAACTTAACTTGTATCTTGTCATCATACAGTGAAGATAAAACCCTATTAAACAACGTCAAAAGAAGCGTGGAAGATATATTTTGGTCACCACGCTCTAAGTTGTTTAGTAATTTTAGTTGCCTGACTTTGCGGTTCTTCCAATTCTCAAGGAAATCTCTACTTTCCTCGTAGCAGTCTTGGATGTATTTTGGTTGCATATCTAGCTAGTTTTCTTTATTGTAGAAAACTTTACCTAGATGTTGTCAAGCATTTTTTATTTCTTTGTAAGAATTTGTTGTAGGTTTTGTGGCTTGTCCATGACTACCCTACCAAACTTCGGTTCACACAATAAGATTATCTTGTATTTCTTTTTGTTCATTAACACTCTTGGTTCAACATCTTCATTCGCTACAAGCCCATCACTCCAGAGCAGTACACGTATTTGTGGCCAGTGTGCGTTGAATAAGTCCTGCTTGGTGGGGAACTTCTTCATGCCTGGTTTAAAGGTAAAGTCAAACTGCCTTATAATGTAAGGCCTGCCTGTACCGCTATCAATTAAAGGGTCTGATTTAGTTTCTAGCTGGTCAGCGTGCCACTTACCCTGTATTGGGTCGTTTATTTCAACTGCCATAGCGTTCTATTGTTTTAATGTCTTGTTCCCAAAACTCTTCTGTTTTATCGTAAAAGCCTCTGCCTCTATTGGCTTTAAACACTTTATTGCTTTTAATCATTGAATCTTCTATCGCCATTGTTAAAACCGCAGCATCTACACAATTAGGGCTTGGTATACCCTCTCTAAACAGGTCTTCTTTAGGTTGAATTATTATCTTGCCGTCCTTGTTCTTGTATTTGACTATTTCAAACTCATTCCACCCGTGGTGTTGTTTTAACCTGCCTCCACTTAACAGCCACCTGCGCTGTCTGAAGTGCCACTCAGCCTTTAGGTTTTGGTACTGGTCATCTTCGCTCTTTTCTCCAAAGCTTACACCTCTTACTGGGTAGTCCATTTCCTTTAATCTATCGTACACGCCCTGCCCTACACCTGTTTTGTCTATCACGATATAATCTGCCTTATAATCTCTATAAAGCTCCATTACAACGCCTACTAACGCCATTGTGTCTCTTAGCTTTTGTTTAAATAGTATCTCTTGTAAATTACCTGATTTAAGCACTATTGCGCTCTCATCTCCACCTGCTGCTGGGTCAACGCCTAGTATCCTATACCCAGAGTGTTCTCCATTGGACGTAAAACACATTTGTAACTCTCTGTCGTTTACTAGCCTTAAATAGCCCTTATCGTCCATTTCTTCATCAAAAGCGTCCCAGTTACCCTCCAAATACGCTTTACGCTGTACTTCTGGTAAACTCTCAAGGCTCTTATAGTATTCACTTGGCAAGTGTGGGTTGTCAGTTGGTAGTGCTGGTACAAATACGAATTCGTACTGTTCTTGTTCGTCTGGTGGAAATATACGCTTTACCCACATGTTTTTTACCCACGCCTCTCCTAATGGGTTACACCCTGCTATAAACTTTGTATCTTTAATACCAGGCCACCTATGCCTAGACCGTAAGAAGTCAAATGTATTCTTTGGGTTTCTGTTCACCTCATCTATTGCTATAACCGCAAACTCTACAGATAGATATTTAGCAGGTTCGTCTAGGTTTCTAAAAGCAATAATCCCTCCGCCATATTCTGGCGCAAGGGTAAACTCTTTCTTAGCTTGATTGTACTCACCTAGCCAGTCTGGGAATTCGTATTTTATCTTAGTTAAGTGACGGTCGTTTAAGCTTGGATAGTCTTCACAAAACAATCCTGCCCTTACACCTTTAATTCCGTATTTAGCGTAGTATTTCATCAACCAATAAACACACGTCCATCTTATCCAGTAGGACTTACCGCTTCCCACACTACCACCAAATAATACAAACTTAAACCTTTTAGAAGCTTCTAGTGCTTCCTGTTGCTTCGGGAAAAACTTTGTAAGTTCGCTGAACTTAATTGCTTCGCTTTCCATCTCTGCTCTTTCTAAGGCTCACGGCAAACGTCGACCACTTAAATAAAATGCCTATCCCAAAAATTTTAAATAACTTCCAGTACTGCCTCCTACTTCTAATAGCATTAAAAATGCGAGAACGTACATAGAAACTTATCCATTTCCCCTGCAAGGGTCCAGAGAAATTGGAATAATATTTTCTATATAACCTCTTAGATAATAATCTAAAAACTATATCATTTAAGATTTGAAATAGTTTATTCATCAACGCTTATGACTTTACTTGTTACTTCGCCTTTAACGTCCACGTCTTGCTTTGCTTTGCCCTCTGCCATTTCCCACACAATCTTTGGGTCAACCGTTTGTAGGTACTCTATTCTTTGTTCATCAGTCATTGAAGCTAAGAAGTCTCTTGCGAACTCTTTTAGCGTTTTCTCTTTTGGTCTTCCGTTAGGATTACCTGATTGGCCTTTCTTCCACTGGTAAGCTTTTAGCCAGTCAAAGTTTCTGTTTTCTTGTTGTTTATCAGTATCCATTTGCTTATTCTCCTTATTCGTGGCGTAGTAAATGTCTATACTTATCTTTGTTGTCTTTTAGGTATTGTGGCCACGTTGTTTCGTCTATGGTGTATTTAAAGTCTCTGCCTAGAAAGTCCTTATTATTTCTTATGTTTTCTTCTAAATTATCTAGTACTTGCTTGGTTGCGTAAGTTTCTTTTGTGTAACTGTCTTCTAGTTTCCTTTTAAGTCCGTCTTTTAGGCTTGTAAAGTGCCAACCGTATGAGTCTGGTGTTTTAGAGCTTTTGTCTGTTCTTGCGTAATTCAATACTTCGTCTTTTAAGTTCTTGTATGTACTTACTATTGTTCCCCAAAACTGCTCGTTTGATTTATTGTTCAAATAATAGGTATATACGTCCAGTTTTAGCTTAGTTGGTTCTACTTTTGCGTGTTGTTCTAGGAATTTAAGATGATTTGGATTCCATATTTCATCACAATCTCCTATAAACACAGTGTCGTTGTCCTTTAAGTGTTTAATACAGTCTCTTATGCTTTCTTTTTGGG